ATGCTTTCCTTAGTAAGGTTTCACATTGTTCATACTCATCAAGATTACCACCCTCAACAATTTTATTTATTTTTAGTAGAGTTTTTTTCAATTCTTGTTGTTTACAAAACTTCATTGCTATATCTTGTACATATAAGGTATCATTAAGATTAGCCTCTTTAATCTTACTCAACACATCCAAAACATATTTTCTTTGGGTAACATCGCTAATCTCTTCTAATAACCTAAACTCCAAGCTTCCCATATCTGGGACCATATCATATGCCTTTTTAGCCTCTTTAATTGCAGCTGCAATAACCCTTAACCACGGGTCCACAAAATAATTTGGGTCTACGATGTCTATTATTGTATTGGCAAATTTTCTATCGGTAAGTATTTGTAATAATAATCTTAATTGATAATCATAACCCAAATAATCTAAACTGTTTTTATCTATTTTTTCCATATTTTTTCTATAAAAAAGATGAATATCCCTTTCAGTTAATCACACTGATAGTTATATTCTCTTAATTTTTTTTAATGTTTTTCGTCTTACAACACTCGTAACAATAAATATCCTAAACTGTTGGAATCGCCTCTAGTTTTGTATAATTTTTTTTACTTAAATAACCTCTTATTTCAGCCATAATAGATGGAATAATTTCTTTTATATCCACAGCATATCTTACCTTAGGTTGAAAGAAATTTCCAGAGAAATAACTCTTAGCAACCACAATTTTATCTATCTTAATTTCAAACTGAAAATTATCAATTTTTTCAAAGATATTCTTTGACCCTTCTTCTATCTTAAGATAGAATGGATTGTAGTTTTCCCATAGATAATCAACCGATTTATTCTTTAATTGTTTAGGTATAATCCCCAGACTACCGAAGTCACCATTGTTCATACCAGTGATATTATCAAGTAACTCTTTCATTTCGTATGAGTTAAGTGAATCTTCATTATAATTTCTAATATCAAAATATCTTTGGCAGATAATATGATTATTGATGTATAAGACGAACTCGAATCTTTGTTCCTCTATCTTCTTAAATGTGTTGAAGGTTGTTAGTGTTTTTGCTTGGTTTGTCATTAGTTTTTAAGTGTTAAGTTCCCTATCGATTAGTTTTTTGAAAGGTAGGAGGTAATCTGGATACCTATTATCCCCTATTGTTCTTTCTAACCCATCTCTTTTCATCATTATAAGAACATTATTTAGGTCTCTACCCGATGAGTCAAGGGTACCGTCAATCAATTGTTCTAGCTCTCTTATTCCATCTTCAGTTAACATAGGGTTTTTAAGGTTAACCAGTCTTTCGTTTATTTCGTAAAGTCTGTCTCCTTGCACACCATCAGTTATTCCGTGTATTATATTATCTAATACTTTAAGAGGTTTTTGTTTTTTTAATATCCTATCTTCTTGTTGTTTCTTGGCACCTTCTATTATTTCAGTTACTGTTGTCTTTCGTTCCTTAACCTCAGGAAACAAAGATATCAGCTTTGTCTCACCTAACCCCTTAATACCCTTGATACTATCGCTAGGGTCACCAACCATAGTTTTTAATAACACAGAGTTTTCTTGGTGATGACAAAAGTACGAAGAATAATTGGATAAGTCAACATATTGTTTCAAATCTAGAAAATAAATCCTAACATCCTTCGATATCAGCTGAGCCATATCCCTATCATTAGTACAGATAGTTATTTTCTCATTATCTCTCTTTGTTAAACAATAATATGCTATGAAATCATCACCTTCAATAAGCTCATGTTTTAACTGTCTAACATATAACTCATTAAGATACTCCCAAACTAACCTACGCTGATTTAATTCTGATTCATCAATGGGTTGAGTTCCATTCTTGTAGTCCTTACCACGACCACTCTTATATGGTTCATATATTTCATACCTAAGCTTACCACTAAAATTACCATCCCAGAACACATATACCCTATGGTATAGGTCTGAAACTAGTAACATTCGTAATATTGTTAGGAATTGATATAAACCTCCTATATGTTGCCCATGTTGGTTATATTCACCCTTAGCACCGAAGAACCCAACTTTAAACAAAGCGTTTCCATCTACTAATAGTGTATTCTGAACCTTCTCTACCTTTTCACCATTGCGTGGTGGTCGTTTATTCACATCGGCCCTATTAAATTGTTAATATATCAAGCGTTTAAATCTTCTTTACTCAAAGCAACCTCTTCTTTTTCAATAGTGAAATCATCATAAGTGGTATTCAATTTAGCTTTAATGAATTCCTTATGCTCTTCCTTATATTGTTCAATTTTATCTGGGTTCCAGTAACCATGTGGGGTTGATGCTATAACACCTTTTTGTTCAACACCATTAACCTGATTCTTTTCACATCTGATTCTAGTGCTAATACCGAATTGATACTCTTCACCAGCATATGCAGCTTTAAGCTTCTCAGTGCTATGTGTAAGTATACCACCGTAATGGAATATCATTCTTGGTGAATAGAAGAATGCCTCACCACCTTTATGTTTAATAACTTTATTTTCATTGTCCAACCAAATTTGTTGAACCACAGCGAATGTTGCTGTATATTGTGAATCCTCTCTTCTTGAAGCTGGGATTCTATAATTAATTAGTGATTTAAAACATGTAGCTAATGCACCAGCAGTCCATTGATTGTTTGTTGTTTTAGACATAGCACCCTTAAAACAATTAATAGAACCAACTGAATCCCAAAAGAAACAAACATCTCTTGGTAGTCTTCCCTCTTTTTGTGCATCTAAAACACTATGCATATGTACCGAAATATCTTCAACCACTGGTTCATATCTTAACGGTTTAGTTCCCATCTTGCTATGTTGGTGGTCATAACATTCATATTTCTTTAATAAATCTGGACCTTGCATAAAGATAAAATCACCTTTATAATTAACTATATCTCCAGCTTCATTTTTAATTACGTCAAACACAACACCAATATTTGCAGCGTGTTCCCAATTAAAGTTATTTTCTGTTTCGTATATTACTGGTAGAATACCTAATTTTTGACATCCAACAATACCCTCATAAATCGCTGTTGATTTACCAGTGTTAGAAAAACCTCTGAAGCTTGTTAAATATCCTACTGGAATTCCAGGAACTTTTACCGCATCATGGAACGCTTCTGATAACGGAATCCACGTTAAATCTTTTTCTTTAATTATGTTGTCTAATCCTTCTTCTTTTTTGAATGCGTCTAAATCGAATCCTTTTTTCTCGATTGGTTGTTTGGTTGGTTTTTTTGCCATTTTTAATTATATATTATATATTGTTATTTTAGAATAAAGAAAGGCAGTTCCCCACCTCTCTTTATTTTATAAAACATTAATTAAAATGGAAGGTCATCACCTTTAACTTCAGCAACTGCTGGTGCAGTAACTGTAGCTGTTGGTGTAGCTGCCTTAACATTTGATTTTACCGTTTCAACACCCACTGTTAATTCAGATTCTAAGGTGTTGGCCTCTGCTTTAACAGTTGCTTTATCAACAAATTTCTTAGCTTCCTTATCCCACACTGGAATACCACCTTTAACAACGATGGCCATATAGTCATAAGTTCTTACTGAATAAACATCTTCCCATTTTCTAGTATCAGCTAACCAAGTTTTAACTAGTTCAGCATCTGTAGATAATGGTGTGACATCCATAGAAGCAACCGCAGACACTACTGGTTGGTTGTTTTGGTTTCTATTGATAGTAAGAAGTAAATCACGACCAGTTTGTGGGTCAGTTACGTCTTTCTTAATAGCGTTTAGTACACCAATGATTTTGTCGTAAATACCTTCTTTACGATAGTCATGGTTAAATCTCCAGAACTTAACACCTTCGTGTTCAGCGTTTCTGTCAATAACCTTAACGATGTACATCATTCTAGAACCATACTTTTTAGCTATTTCTTTATCTTGGTCTAAACCAGTAGCTAGTAAAGCCTCACGTGCTTCACAAAAAGGACATGCTTCATCCTTTTCACGTTTTAAGCAAGGGAATGTTTTCCATTCACCATCTACTTGTGCTTTGTGACCATACATTTCGATAAATGGTGATGCACCATCAGGTGTAGGAAGAATCCTAACTTGTTTGGTGCCTGATTTAACACCCTCTTTAATGAAGGTATTAAAGTAATTCTTTAGGTCATAAACCTTGTCCTTTTTGTCGAACTTTGGTTTGTTGTTTGTCTCATACTGAGCTAACATTGATGTTAGCGAGTTCTGTTTTTCTGTGCTCATTGTTTGTTGTTTTTGTTTATTTATGTTGTTATTATTTTTCTTTTTAGTTATTACTAATATACGAAATTATTTGGAAAAGTCAAGTAAAATCTTTTAGTAAAGTTGTTAATTATCACCTTATATTAGCAAACATACGAAGGTTTTTTGATAGATGCAAGTTTTAACGAATATAAAATAAAAAAGCCCCAAAATGGAGCTTTTTTTATATCTATAATTATAGATTAAATATTTTCTTCTTCGTAATCCTTTGGGTCTACCTTAAAGCTTTGTTTAATACCAGCATCACTATAATCAGCATTAACATCATCCTTTGTTAGAACGTATTCTTTCTTTTTAGCTTCATTTCCCATTACATCATAAGCACCTGTTTTATCAGCCCAATAATCTGTTAATTTTTGAGAATATGGGAATGAGGTTAATGAACGCATTTCAAGTTTTTCAACAGGGGTTGGGTTACGCTTAACTATCTCTTTTTCAAGGTTATCAATCTTAGCACTTACCTTATCCATACTAGCAACACGTGCTTCTAAAGCTGAAAGCTTCTGTAATAGGAGTTGTGAGTTTTGACTAGCCACATCAGCTGCCTTTTTAGCTTCTTCTGAGCCCTTAACCAACGCTGTAACATCTACCTCTACATCATCACTAGCTGGTTCTGGTGCTGGCTCTGGAAGAGCTGGTGGGGCCATTTCTTCTGGTGATGGTTCTGGTATAGTACCACCTGTTTCACCGTTATCATCACCTTCTGGTGCATCAACACCTAATTCATCAGCAACACCTTTAGCTGCTGCATCTGGAGAATCGTTAGCTGGTGTTAAATCATCTGGTTTATCTTGGTCATCAGCTTCTTCTATATCACCAAGAATTAAATCCTTGTATTCTGGTAGTTCTTTTTTCTCTTGATAGAAATCATACTCAGAAAGTAGTTTAAACTTACTAAGCTCTTCTTTCAATAATTCTGGGTCAAATTTCTTTTTCATTAAAATAGTAATTGTCTACCGTCTTCAGTGATTATTTTTTTGTTTATTCTCTCAACAAGGCTTTTATCACCTTTGATTACACAAACACCAGAACTACAGTCCATGTTTGGGTCTTGGTTTTCTTCACCTAAAAACCCTTCTAAAGCGGTATCTAATACCTTAGCTTTCGGGTCAATGTTTTTGTTATTTGTGTTTTCCATCTTATATATAAATATATGAAAAACGTTAAAAAAGTCTAGATATGTTCAAAATGGTTAGTTTTTCACCATTAGTTAAAATAAGCTTATTTTGATACTCATCCCAATTAATCTTAACTGACTTATAATCGATATTTCCTGTTGATTCACCCATTATTTGGTCAATCAGCTTATTTAATGCGTTTATGGTGTATATAGCCTCACCCTTTTTATGGATAGGTATAGCACTTGGAAATAGGTCTTTTAGGTTTAATCTCTTACCTTCTGGCAATGCTAGTTTAAAGGTCATAATAACCTTTGACTCATCATCCGTGTTTTTATAACAGAAAACCTTGTCTTTGGAAATGTTAAATTTTGTGTATAAATAATCAAGAAACCAATCAACCCTTTCAGGGAATATGAACGAGGCTAGCAGTATTGTCTTCTCCATTAATTATAGAATATAGATAGGGTATGTATCGTACTTGGTTATCAAGCATTTCAACATTTTTTTTATATTCTATAAATACATTAGAATCATCCATAAAGACATTACTAATCTTTTTAATTTTATCTTTTACTTTATTATCATTCATACCAACATATCTCAGTAGTTTTAAATCAACACCAAAAATAAAAGTCTCACCATAAATGTATATCATTTCC